AAGAAGAAACAGTAGAAGAAGCAACTGAGGAAATCGAAGAAGCTGCTGCTTGTCCAAAATGTGGTAAAACACACGAAGGAAGCTGCAACACTCACGAAGAAGTTTCTGAAGAAGAACTTACAGAAGTAGAACCAGTAGAAGCTGCTGACGAAGACGAGGCGGAGGTTGATTCAGAAGAATCTGAAGACGAAGCTGAGCACGAGGATATGCCAGACGGTGACGAAGATATTAGTAAACTATCTGTTGACCAGTTCAAAGATATGATCAGAGACATTATTGCTCAAGAAGTAGGCGGAGACGCTGCTGCTGACGATATGGACGCTGGTGATATGGAACCTATGGGAGACGAAGAAGATATGGAAGCTGGTATGGAGGAACCTGAAATGGCTGGTGACGAAGAAGAAATCGATCTTGACGAATTACTTGCAGAACTAGAAGCTACTGAAGAAGTAACTGAAGGTGAAGATAAAGAAGACGACAAGAAGATGGAAGAGGAAGTTAACGAAGAAGAAACTGTAGAAGAAGTATCAACTGCTAAATCTACAGAAGTACAAGACACTGCTAACGCAGAAGCTCAAGGTACTAACGTTAACAGAGTAGTAAAAGAAGAAGCTACTGAAGAAAAGTCTGAATTAGAACAAGCTCTTGAAACTATCGAGACTTTAAAATCAGAACTTAACGAAGTAAATATTCTTAATTCTAAACTACTATATGTTAATAAGATTTTCAAATCTAACAACCTATCTGAATCACAAAAAGTTAACATCATTGCTGCTTTCGATAAAGCGGAAACAGTAAAAGAAGTTAAATTAGTATTCGAAACAGTTTCAGACAACATCGTTGATGTTAAAAAGGAAAACGTTTCAGAGGCTAAAGTAAAAGGCATGGCAAGTAAAGCAACAGGTACTACTGCATCAAAACCACAAGGTGAGATCGTATTATCAGAAGCTGCACAGAGAATGCAAAAATTAGCCGGAATAATTAAATAATTTTAAATAATAAAAATTAATCATGGAAGTAAAAAATTTACTTGAAAGCTCAAATAACTATAAGAGCATGCAAGCTGACGCTGCTAAATTAGCAGACAAGTGGGCAAATTCAGGATTATTAGAAGGTATCGAGGATGAAAGAGTTGCTGGTAACATGGCAATGATTCTTGAAAACCAAGCTAAACAAATCGTATCTGAAGCAAACTCAACTAACGTCGGAGGAGGTTCATTCACAGCTGGAGACGGCGAGCAGTGGGCTGGTGTTGCACTACCTTTAGTTAGAAAAGTTTTCGCACAAATCGTAGCTCAAGACTTTGTATCAGTTCAACCAATGAACTTACCATCAGGTCTTGTATTCTACTTAGACTTTAAATACGGAACTGCTACTAACGGTAGAGGTGACGGAGACAACATGTACGGTAACGTATCTACTGCAAACTCAAAAATGGGTGTAGATACTGACGTAGCTGGCGGTCTTTATGGTGCTGGTCAGTTTGGTTACTCAATCAACCAAGCTTCAGCTAACGGAACTGCTACTGTAGCAAATGCAGATTCTGCATCAATGAACTATGATGTAGATGTTAACATTGCTAACTTTGACACAGTAAACGTACCAACATCTTCTTTAACTAACCTAGATACTCTAGGAGTTAGAGCATTTAGATTAGAATCAGCTTCTGCTGCTGTTACAGTATACCCAGAGTATACTAAAATTAACGGTGGTAATGTACAGTTTGTTGTAGCCAATGGTGCTGTTAACAACTCTACTACTGTTGCTGTAAAATACCACAAACAACCAGTTGACAACGACAGAGGAGACTTTGAAGCTGATTCAACTGCTGCTGTTGATACATCAATCACTATTCCAGAAATTGACGTTAAGTTAGCTTCTGAAGCGATTGTTGCTAAGACAAGAAAATTAAAAGCACAATGGACTCCTGAGTTCGCTCAAGATCTTAACGCATACCACAGTATTGACGCTGAGGCAGAGTTAACTTCTTTATTAAGCGAGTACATCTCTATGGAGATTGACTTAGAGATCCTTGATATGCTTATTGCAGATGCAAGAACTACAGATCACTGGAGTGCAGAAAACAACAAAGTATGGGATGGTACAAACTGGACTACTTCTACTTCTGATTTCTACAACACTCAAGGACAGTGGTTCCAAACTTTAGGTACTAAAGTACAAAAAGTATCAAACAAAATTCACCAAAAAACTCTTAGAGGTGGTGCTAATTTTGTAGTTTGTTCTCCAACTGTTGCAACTATCTTAGAATCAATTCCAGGATACGCTGCTAATACAGACGGTAACGTTGAAGAATTCAACATGGGTGTACAGAGAGTAGGTTCATTAGCGAACAGATTCAAAGTGTACAAAAACCCTTACATGACTGAGAACATTATGTTAATGGGATATAGAGGTTCACAATTCCTAGAAACAGGAGCTGTATATGCACCTTACGTACCATTAATGATGACACCTCTAGTGTACGATCCTGAGACTTTCACTCCAAGAAAAGGTCTTATGACAAGATACGCTAAGAAGATGATTAGACCAGAATTCTACGGTAAAATCTTTATTTCTGATTTATCTCAAATCTAATAAATTTTTAACTAGAATTTTATTTAAGAGAGGCCTTCGGGCCTCTTTTTTTTATACTATTTATATATAAACTGTAAAAGATGGCCAATATAGTAACTTGGAACGGTAGTTCTACATTCACAACCGGATCAACACCTTTTGGATTTTATGATACTGATACTGCATTTCAAACAGATGCAGATAAAGTAGCTAGTTTTTGTGGAACAAGACTAGGTTATCCGCTTATGGATGTTGAATTACAATCTGGTTCTTTTTATGCTTGCTTTGAAGAAGCAGTAACAACATACGGAAACGAAGTTTTCCAGTATAAAATAAGAGAAAACTACTTATCAATGGAAGGATCCACTACAGGTAGTAGTGCAAACAATAAAATTATTGATCCTACATTAGATAGGGTAGTAAATATATCAAAAAATTACGGTACTGAAGCAGAAGTAGGTGGAACAGTAACAAGATACACCGGATCACTTGCTTTAACAGCATCAGTACAAGAATATGACCTGGATCAATGGGCTACAAACGAGGGTATTAGCGGTAGTATCGAAGTAAGACGTATATTTTATAATGCCCCACCGGCAATCTTACGTTATTTCGACCCATATGCAGGAACTGGTACAGGAATACAGTCATTAATGGATGCTTTTGACTTTGGATCGTTTAGTCCTGGTGTAAACTTCCTATTAATGCCAGCTTCTTTCGATATTCTTAAGGTACAGGCGATAGAATTTAATGATGTCATTAGAAGATCGACTTATTCCTTTGAATTAGTTAATAATAAGCTAACAATCTTCCCTATACCTAAAAAAGCCGCTAATTTACGCTTTGAATACTATAAATCCAACGATAAAAGAGATGGAGTGTATAAAGATGGAGATGGATTAGTAAAATCAGTAGCAGATGTACCGTATGATAATCCAACTTATGCTTTAATCAATAGCGTAGGTAGACAATGGATATTCAGATACACTTTAGCACTAGCAAAAGAGTTATTAGCTTACGTTAGAGGTAAATACCAGTCAGTTCCGGTACCTGGATCGGAAGCTACCTTAAATCAAGCTGATTTATTAACGGATGCCAGAGCAGAAAAAGAAGCATTAATAGTTAACTTAAGAGATATGCTTGATCAAACATCAAGACAGGCACAATTAGAGAGAAAAGCTAATGAAGGAGACAACCTAAATAAGACTTTAGGTCAAGTCCCAATGACTATATACATTGGATAATGAAATTGTTACAATTACTTACAGAGATAGAGTTTAAAACCCATGAAGCTATGGTAAAAGTAGTATATAAAGATGATAGTACTACTAAAATAGCTGAATTAATAAGAGCATTACCTGGAGTAACAACAGTAACACTAGCATCAGACCTTGGAAAAGGTAGACAAGTATTAAAAGTAAAGCTCATTTCACAAAAATCAGCACCAGAAGCTTTTAATGCTTTAAAAAAGAACGCATTAAGCAAGTATTCCACCATAGTAGGTGTAAAAGTTGCAGATAAAACAATAGAGACTAAGTAATGTTATTTGGAAGTAATAGAGATTTTGATTTATTAGTTAATATAAACAGGGAACTACTAAAAGACGTAGTAGAACAAGAAGTATTATACTATAAATTAAGTTTAGAAGATACATTATCTAACTTATATGGAGAATCTTTGACAAAAAACTGGTTAGAACCTCTTAAACTTAATTGTTTAATAACAAGAGGTGACCAAGTAATAACAACAGACGATTTTGGACCTGATTTAAGTAGGGAAGCATCGTTTGCTTTTATAAGACAGGACTTAGAAGACGTACAAATGGTACCAGAAGTAGGAGATATACTAATGTGGCATGAAGATTACTATGAAGTAGATACAGTTAGAGAAAATCAACTGTTTGTAGGTAGAGATAAAACTTATAACTTAAGTAATTATGGTTCAAGATTTGGATCATCACTATCTATTATAGTAGATTGCCACCAAACAAGAAGAGAACGTACTGGTATTACTAATACCATATCAGAATTTTAAAATATGAAGATAAAAGATATATTAAAAGAAGAAAATCCTGACTTTAAAACAACTAAAGTAAGTGGTCCAGATCCAGTTACTGGTCAAATGACATGGAATGTTGAATACACTCCTTTAAAAGGTGTAGATGATAACTTAGAAGACGCTTATCAAGATTTTAAAAAAATATTAAGAAAGTATCCAACAGATGAAAAGCTGGAAAAGCTATTTCAAATATTTTCACAATTTAAAAGACAGTATAGATCTCACGTAACACGTAGATATGGCAGATAATAACGTAAATCCTAAATCACAAAGAGAGCTATCTCAGGATTCTATTCAGACCTATAAAGTAGAAGGGTATGAAGGTAAGAAAACTGTAGTAGATAGTAAACTTAAACGTGAGTATCAACGTTCTGTAAAGAATGATAAGGTAAAAAAGTTCGCTATTGGTCTAAGAGATATAGATGAGGCTATATTCTATTACTTTAATAGTGTAATTAAACCATCTGTTATACAAAACGGTACAAAAAAGGTAGTACCCGTACTGTACGGTTCACCAGAAAGATGGGCAGCAGTACAAAAAGATGGATTTTATAGAGATAGAAATGGTAAAATTCAAGTACCGTTAATCTTTTTTAAAAGAGATAGTATAGAAAAAAATAGAAACCTTGGAAATAAAATGGATGCAAATAATCCAACACAGTTTGGTATATTTGAAAAGAAGTGGTCAAAGAAAAATCAATATGATAGATTTTCAGCTCTTTTAACCAGGTCCATTCAAAAGGAATACCAAGGGGTAGTCATACCAGACTACTTAAATATAACGTATTCATGTACAATATTTACAGAATATGTAGAACAAATGAACGGTTTAGTAGAAAGTATTAACTATGCCTCTGATGCTTACTGGGGAGATCCAGATAAGTTTAATTTTAGAGCTATGATTGATGATTATACAACAATAACTGAACTTGTTCAAGGACAAGATAGGAGTGTAAAGACTAATTTTAGTATAAAGCTATTAGGACACGTAGTACCTAATGCAGAAAACACACTTCCTCAAGGTAATGCTAAGTTCTTTAACAAAGCATCGGTTTTATTTGGAGTAGAAACAGTAGTAGACATTAATAATTTACCAGAATCGTAAAATGGGATTTAAATATTCAAATACAAGAGTAAATTCTAGATCTATCAGGTTTTATGACCAGGCAGCATCTAAAATTAACACAATAAATATAGAAGAATCGATGACAGCAGAACAAAAAGCTTATTTAGCATTAAACAAAGTATTCTCAAGTAATCAAAAGACAGTAAACGTTACTTCCGCAGCAGTAGGGGTAAGTGCATCACTTGATTGGGAATCTCTTACTTTAGCAACACCACCAGCTGGTTTTCCTGCTTTAAGTACAAAGGACTTTAACCTATTTATTAATGGAG